TGTATTAGCAAAAATCCAAATTTGTGGACAGTCAAATACTTTTTCTTTAAAATGATATCTATCATCGTATGCATATCCATCTTTTATAGTTTCGATTGCCGAGTAGAATGAATAAAGCTTGTCTTTATTCATAGATCGCGGCATATCGAATAGGTATAGTTTAGAGGTAGGTAGATCACACACCATTCTCATTAAATCTTTATAGTCATTAACTGGTGGCAGTGCCCGGCCAACAGAGTGGGCGCGGCAGTAGCCTACCAGTAATGACTTTCCTATATTTCCACTGGGGCAGTATACATAGTTTATATGTCTAGTGTCCCATATATTAGCCGACTCTACTACCCGTTCTTGGAACGGGCGTAGAGGGCCCATTTCTCTTATTTGCCTTGGTATATATTTCGGCTCGTCAGCGTCGGTCCATGGACCGGCGACACGAGTCGTATCCTTAGTAACATAGGAGTAGAAAGCCTCTCCTTTTGAATTCGTAGTAGTAGTAGTAGATAGTCGTCCCCATCCTTCTCCAAATTTGCCTTGAAATAATTTGATTACCTTTATAGCAGATGCCTTCGTCGTCAAAGATAGCCTACCTTGATAGTGTTCGTAGCCACCCTTACCTTTTTCATGTTGAAACCCATACTTCTTACAGTGCAATTTTAGAAATTGTATGACACCCTTCTCTGTCACGTGAGCAGTTTTTTTGAGAGTGAAATCGTAAACGTATTTTTCACCGGTCATTTTTATAACAATATAATATATAATAATATCTTTAAGTAGGTTGCGTCAAATTTGCTAATTTTATTTTCTATGCATATATATAAAATGCCAGGATTAGTTCGTCAAAATACCCAAGTAGGAAAGCCGAAGGCTAAGACAAAACGCTTTATGAAGAACACGACTCGTAGAGGAGCTTACAATAAGAACCGCAAGAAGAATATGATGATTCGTAGAGCACCTATGATTGAAACGAAGTCAAAGACGAGTGAAGACCTTTTTGATCAAGGATTAATTACATTTACTCCGACTCAATTTTATCAATCCAATACCCCACACAAGCATATAAATCCTGAGGTATATTTCCTATGGAAACAAGGATTAGGAGAGGCCGAGATGGTTGGACGATCCGTATACGCGAAATACCTTAAAAGGAAAATCTTGATAAGATTTCCGCAGCCACCATTCCAGGCAATAGGTTCAGGGACTGATAAAGAGATCCCTGTATATCCACAGCACTTGGAATTAATCTGGGGATTTGTTCCAATGCCTCTTAATTTAACCGGTAATACGACTCCCGCAGTATACAACAATACTAGGGATCATATTAACGCTCATATTAATCAAAGAGTTGCAGACTATTTCCAAGATAGAGCAGATTTTCTGCGATTTGTACCAAAAAAGGCATCCACCATTAGAATACTAGGGAGACGAAAAGTCAAACCGAATATGAACAAATTTAGTGGCATGGCTCCAACATTAGATTCAAAGGATGATATAGTAGGCAATGTGCCGGATTATCAGACTTCCATATATTGGCCTATGATGAAGAAGTTGCATTTTGAAAAAGCAAATGATATAACTGGGACAGGAGTAGAGGGATATTTCCCGAATTACTCTCACCTTCCATTCTGTATATTATATGATAGAGATTGGGACGATGTTCCAAGCGATAAAAGAATAGCATATGCACCATCAGTAGCGTATAATGACGCTATTTATTATTCCGATAGTTAAATTTGAAGTAGACCCTTCGCCTCACCCTGAAATGAGTTATCGACCGAGTCCTCAATTGAGGACGGACTCGGTCGGTAAGTCATAAGAGGGTGGCCCTGAAATAGATTATTGATTAGATCATCCATAAAAACCTCCAATACCTCCAATAGGTTAAGAGATATATATATATCAATATTTGACTAATTGTTACAGCGCAAGCGCCGTCAAATATTGCTGCCTGCCTAGCCCCGGGAACCTGACTAGTCTTCATCCGACAGGATGAATTGACCGTTAGGGGGGTTGGGCAGTGTAGCTTTCACTAGTTCATAGTCATCGTTAACTTCCCAAATCAGCCACCTATCGTTAGATAGGTGAGCCATGCTGGGGAGTGTATTAGCAAAAATCCAAATTTGTGGACAGTCAAATACTTTTTCTTTAAAATGATATCTATCATCGTATGCATATCCATCTTTTATAGTTTCGATTGCCGAGTAGAATGAATAAAGCTTGTCTTTA